TATCTCTTTACCAGCACATTCTCGGCTTGTTTCCTTAATCTTATCCCAAATAATTTGAGCAAGTTGGATGTATTCTCGCCAAGTAAATTTCACTTTATTACCTTCAAGATGAACATTTATCTCCGAAGCTAACTCCGCAAAGTTCATTGAGTAACAAGCCACGTCGCCCATTGGTGACTTTATTCCATCTGCATTTTTAAGGGCATCTTTTAAATTAGTCTGCATATTATTTGTTTTAACGTTTAAAAAATCTAAGAATTAAGGTTCCGATGTTTACTCCAGTCATCGACTTTATATTTTCTGCAATGGAATAAAGCTCCGTTGTGGCGATGGTAAAGGCTACCATGTAAGTAATGTTTACAGGTAAGCTAAAAGTAATTTTTGCACCTTCAAAAATCATGATGCCAACAAAGTAAACAACCACCTTTTGCGATGTGCGATAAAGCCCTTTGCTCGTTATCGGCTCTCCCCTTTTCCTTGCCGCCATGATTCCCGTGACTGTGTCGGCAAAAACTACAAAGATTGTAAATATCAAAAAATGTTTGATGGGTAGGAAAAACGAGAATATAACTCCGCAACAAATGGAATAAGCAATGCCATCGTACCCAAGTTTAAAAATGTTGTAAATAACTGCTTTCATTATTCCAGTTTTATAAGTCTAACATCTCCATCAACCGTTGCAAACTTGCCATCAGAATATTTGTACAAGTCGTATTTAACACCGTTAAAGGCAAAGGAAACTTGATTAGTAAATGTAGATAAAAGTAGGTTGGTTGAAATAGAATAAACTTTGCCGTTGTCTGGGTTGAAGATTAAACGCTTGTTGTTGTTTAACTCAATAACACCATCAATAATTTCACCGTTAAAATTTAACTTCCAATCACCGATAAACTTTGCCGTGTCTCGTTGTGCTGTTGTAAAATACACAGGCTTACCACTTATTTGAACGTGCAAATCATTGTAATAATTTATCCTTTTCACCGCTTTGCCCTTTGTGATAATTGGCTTTGCATGAATAGCCAACGTGTTGCTTTGCCTTTCAGCATCGGTAACAAGTGTTTTAATAGCTGTTAAGCTATCACCAAGTATTTGTTTGTTTCCTGTCACCGTACTATCGCTGAACGTGGTCATGGTAACAATGTAGTAAATGTCGCCTTGCTTTTGTATGTACACCGTGTCTTTGACAACATCTTGGGCAAAGGAAAACAAGGGAAGGAATAAAAATAGGTATCTCATTTTATTTATTTTCGAGGTTAATAATTCTTTGTTCAAGGGCTTTGATTAAGGTTTGTTGCTCTTGTATAGCTTTGGTAAGTAAAGGAATTATATTACTATATGCAATGCTTAAAGTCTCTCCATCACTTCTAACTATTGAACCTAAATAATCTTTATTTTCTAAAGTTTGATAAACATCCTGTGCAATAAATCCTAAATGTTTTGTATCATTATTTACAGAAGTATTTATGTAATTAAAAATAACTGGTTTTAAATTATTTACAATATTTAAAGAACTATCTAAATCAACAATATTCTCTTTAACATTTGCATCAGAACCATTAACATAAGCCCCTGCAGCCCAAACACCACTTTGAAATACTTGAACAGTATATGCTCCTTGGTCTGTTGGGTAAGCATTTGCAGTTGTAAACCAAGATTCGCCATCTCTTCTTACGATAAATCTGTCATAATTATTTGTAAAAAAATTAAAATCATGCGCAGTTGCGACACCAGCACTTGCAAATTCTCTGCCAGAATCAGCGTAAATATTAAAGGTTATATCGCTACTCGCACCGCCAGTAAATTTTGCAATAAAAGCATTTGCGGCATTTGTGACGTGCAATTTTGTGTCTGGAGTTGTATTATTTATTCCTAATCTACTATTTGTATTATCCCAATGCAAATTTGTAGGTTGCAATATACCTGTTGTTCCGTTTCCTACTAATACTTTATTTGCAGTTAATGTACTTTGCCCCGTTCCACCATTTGCCACAGGCAAAGTGCCCGTTACTCCAGGCGTTACGTTTGCGCTGCCATTGAATGAGGCAGTTGATGTGGATGCAAGGTTTGTTTGAAAAGTACGACTTGTTGTCAAAGTTGCTGCACTACCTGTTGTGTTTTGGTTTAAGGTTGGAACATCGGATGCTTGTATTATTCCAGTTCTGCCGCTACGGTAGTAATTTGTAAGCATCGAAGCCGTGTCAAATCTTGTTACAAGAAAATTGGTATCAGCAGCAAGTGTTCCCGATGTTGTTATTGTGCCACCTGTTAAGCCTGTGCCTCCTGTTATACTTGTAACCGTTCCAGAACCACCACCACCAGAGCCGCTTATCTCATTCCATTTTGGTGTTGCAGATACTTTATAAAAGTATAGCTTTTTATTTACCGTATCAAGAACGAAGTATGCAGCCGTGTCGCTCTTTACCGTAGTAGTTGTATCAGCAGCCACACCGCGCCAAATAAGTCCATCGGCAGTCGTCTGTTCTCCCAGCGTTATCTTTTGATTGCCATTGCTTGGATACTGTGCCCATGCAAGGCAAGGCAAAAGGAAGAGGAAGAGGGAAAGGAGTTGTTTCATGTTTATGTTTTTTAATTATTTCTTTGCATTATTACCCAATTTGTGCCATCACTTACAAGTGTTGCAAATCTATATGTAGCAGGAGCTATAATTGAAGTTTGCGTAGAACCACTAAAAGCAGTTGTAAAACCAATTATATTAGAAGATGCAGAAAATACATTTCCGCTGCCTGTTTGTTTAATAATTAATTCTTTACCAGGATAAGTAGCTGCACTTGGTAATGTAAGTGTAACAGTAGCATCTTGATGTATATTTAACCATGTGGTATTTACACTAACTGTCAATGTTGTAGCCGTAGACGATGTGTATGTTCTCTCTAACCAAGGAGTATTTACCTTACCTCCAAATGTACCGCTTGAACCTACATTTAATGTACTTGAACCAGATATTACTATATTGCCACTAAATGTTTTATTACCTGTCAATGTTTCCGTACATGATTTACACGCTGCACCTAATTCATTTCGTGCATCTGTCTCATTTGCTCCTCCTGTGCCACCGTTTAAAACAGGCAAAGGCACACCGCTTAATGATACAGCTAATGTACCGCTTGATGTTACAGGGCTGCCAGATACAGATAAGAAAGTAGGTACACTCATTGCTACACTTGAAACACTGCCCGTGCCTGCGCCTATCGTTGTTCTTGTATCAGCTGCACTTAATAAAGTAATAGTATTGTTAGAATTTACTTTTATAAATTTATCAGAAACACTATTTGTTAAGGTAAACAATGAAATACCACTTGTTGTGCCTCCTAAACTTATTCTTGCATTTGCTGCGTCTGTAGCACCTGTACCGCCATTTGCTAAAGGTAAAGCATTACCACTATATGTCAATGCCAAAGTGCCGCTTGTTGTAACAGGTGAGCCACTAACAGTAAATATAGATGGTGCGGATAAGCCTACACTTGTAACAGTGCCAGAGCCTCCCGTTGTCGCGTAGTTTGGAATATTTAAAGTAGTGCCGTTAAATGTAGCTGCACCACTTGTGCCTGTTGTGGTAAGTGATATAGTATTTTGTTTACCGTTAAAAGTGTTCCAATCTGTTGAGGTAAGAAATCCATTTGCGCTTGTAGTTGCCTGTGTTATGGATAAAGTCCTATTTGCAGATAAATCTCCTCCACCTTGCAATGGTGCAGTAGTAGATATTGACCTTGTTAATGGTGTGTAAGTTGATGTAGCATTGCTTTGTGTTAAATAAGTTGATGCTGCATCTGTTGTAGTTAAATAAGTTGAGTTATCATAAGAAATAGTTGTTCCCGTTGCTTTTACAAATCCTGTGCCATTTATAGCATTTTGCTTATTATTAAATGTAGTCCAATCCGCAGATAACAAATAACCTGGCACACTTGCCGATGCAGCATTTATTGTAAGTTCTGGGATTGTTGTATTATTAGTTATGCTTATCGGAGTGCCTGCGGCTGCCGTAACAGTTGTTACAGTTCCTGCGCCAATGGCAGTACGAAAATTAGCAGCAGATAATGCCGTAACAGAGTTATCAGCATTGAACCTTGGAAAGGTAATAGCAGAAGGATTGGTCAAAGTAAACATTGACTGCCCTATTGTTGTACCTCCTAAACTTGTTCGCCCTGTAGCTGCTACTAAATCAGTGCTACCTCCATCCCATTTTAACCTATCTGTATATGCTGTATTCCAATTACTTGAATTATTTGTAATTGATGTTGTCCATGTTGTGCCTGTGGAAAGTGCAATGCCTGCCTCTGGATATATTGGATTGCCTTGCCCAGAGGAAACAGAGCCAATGCCGCTAACTGTGACTAAGGTATAATTTTCGCCAACTTTAAAAGATGTGGCTGCTACCTTTACCTTGTTTGTGTCAATAACGGAAAACTGGTCATTAAGGAGTAACTGTCCATTGCGAAAAAGTAATATAAACTGCCTTAACTGAATAGGAAATTTAGGAAGAATAGTAAATGTCAATGTGTCACTTGTAACATTTTCGTATTCCTGTTTAATTATTTTAATTGTATCTCCTCCTATTTCAACTGCTACAATGCTATCTCTTACAAAGTCATAAACGGTAGAAGTATCTACTCTTAGTGTGCCTGTTGTTGTTATCGGCCCACCAAGTAATCCGTAACCACTTCCTACACTGGTAACTGTACCTGTGCCTCCTCCACTGTATTGAGGAATGTTCAAAGTTGCACCGGTTAAGGTAGCAGGTCCACTTGTTCCTGTTGTAGTTAAAGTAATATTGTTTTGTTTAGTCGCAAACCTTGTAGTAAGATTTAATAAAGTTGTATCTGTTAACTCCATTAATACAGAGAGGTCTGCGGAGACAGTGCCTGTTGTTGTAATTGGATTAGGTGATACAGTTATTCCTGTACCTCCAGATATTGAGGTAAGTGATCCGCTGCCGCTTCCACCTCCACCGCCACCACGAGGTAATATTACTGTATAATTTTCACCTAATTTATATGCAGTTGAGCCAATTACAACAGATGTTTTTGTGGG